GAAAAAGGCAGCACAGCCACCAGCTTTGACTACCGCCCGTATGGTACGGAGTTGGCGTTGTGTCAGCGGTATTATGAGGTTACTTATACCGATGCTGCTGGAGAAGCAATGCTTTCTTGGGTTTTTAGTGGGTCAGGAAACAATCGTCAGCGGTGGTGGTTCAAACAAAATAAGCGAACAACTCCAACTATTACTTCCCCCTTGGGGTGGACTGGATCAACGCCAACAATAAATGCTGGTTTAGATGGCGTTGGGTTTTATTCGGCCAATATCTTCTATATTGCTGGTAGCGGAAGCGCACAAGCCGTAACTGCAAATGCGGAGTTATAAAATGTATAAAGTTCAAAAATCATTTTCTCCAATAGGAGAACCGATTGCTTCTTTTGCGGCGATTCGTTTGCAAGATGCGGCAACCATCCCGTTCGACCCCGCCAACACCGACTACCAGCAATTCAAGCAAGCTATCAATGATGATACTGCGCAGCTTGAGGATGCTGATGGCAACCTGATGACGGCTGAAGAAGCTAAAGCATTTGTAGCTACGCTGCCATGATGTACTTAAAGTGGTTGTGTTTACTTCCGGTAATGCTGGTTGTAACCGCAGCCACTTTTCCGCTTGCTTTTATTCTTCCGTTTTTTGCTGAAGAACGTGAAGGATTGCTGGATAACGGCACAAAAACAGGTATTGGCCCACGTTTACCTAACTGGTTGAGCATTTTCCAGACCCCTGATAACTCACTTGATGGTGACGAGGGTTGGAGAGTTGAACATTGGTTATGGCGGTTCAAACTACCTAAATTACTTGCTACCTATGTAGGGCAAGTAGGTTGGCTTTGGAGAAACCCTGGTTACGGGGTTGGCCGTATCATTCTAAACGCCCCGTTTGACGTATCCTTTACAGGTAATAAAGATGTTAATGACTCTCCTCTTGTTGAAGGTTATTGCTATGTAAAGGCTAATGGCCTGTTTCAGTTTGTGTGGGTTAAGAAGATTACCAATACAAAATGCCTCTATGTTGTAGTAGGATGGAACATAAAGGGACTAATCGGGTCTGATAAGAAAACACACATAGCCACCTATGCGTTTTCGCCCCGTGTATCTACTTTCAAACTTTGATAGAATGACGTAAACATATTTAGGTGGCGTTATGGAACATTGGCAAATCATCATCAATTTAGTAGGTGGCACGGCTTTAACGGCTATTGGCTGGTTCTGCCGCCAAGTTTGGGACTCTGTTCAGAAACTCAAAGAAGAAGTACACGCCATTGAGATTGATTTGCCTAGAAACTACGTTCGACAAGATCAGATTGAAGCCAAGCTAGACAAGATTGATGCTCGATTTGATAAGCTAGACGCTCATATAACCAAGTTATTTGAACGGATTGAAGCCCGTGGACTTTAACACCGCGTTTGACATCCTGATGATTCAGGTGGTGCTACGATGTACGGAGTAACAGAAAAAGTAGCAAGGGCAGAAGGTTTTACAGGCTCAATGAAAAACTTTTCGCTTAATGACGCAAAGACAATCTATCGCAAGAATTATTGGGATGCCTGTCGATGCGACCAGATGCCCGATACCCTACGTTACCCTTTATTTGATGCAGCGGTGAACTCTGGCGCGAATCAAGCAATTAAGTGGTTGCAGAGTGCTGTAGGGGTTAAAGCTGATGGCGTAATTGGCCCAGTAACTCAACAATCAGTAAACGTAGCCCCTGCTCAAGCTACACGCCAAAAAATGATTGGCAACCGACTTCGCTTTATGACTGAACTAAAGAACTGGCCTTCCTTTTCTAAAGGATGGGCACGGCGTATTGCGGCAATTTTGGAGATGTAAATGGCATTTGACCCAATTAGCGCAGGAATAGAGTTTGCCGGTAAAGTAGTTGATAGGATTTGGCCTGACGCTACTGAAAAGCAAAAGGCTGAAGCTGCACAAATCGTTGCGGAGTTGGCGCATGAAGAAAACATCTTTACTAAAGAAGTTGAAGATAGAGCGTCTGCTAGGGATCGTGAAGCGCAAATTAGCGTGGCTGAAGCTGCCCCTACGATTAACAAGATCATCACGCCTATTCTTGCTGGCGGCGTTGTGGTATTTAGCTTTCTACTTTTTGGTATTACTTTGTTTGCTGGTGATGTCGTTGACGCGAACCGTAAAGACCTAGCCATTTACATACTGGGTGCTCTTACAACTGCTGTAGCTCAAGTATTGTCGTATTACTTCGGTTCTAGTAGCGGATCGGTACAAAAAAGCGACTACATTGAGAAAATGATTAAGAAATGACGCTTGATGACGATGCAACAATGCGAGAAGAACACTTCCGTGACCTTGCCCTTAAACACAGAAAGCCTACTGGCCCAGCTTCCACAGGTCATTGTTTATATTGCAATGCAGAACTTGATGGTGGCAAGCGCTTTTGTGATGGTTGGTGCAGGGATGACTGGAATCTTGAACAGGAAGCTCGTAAACGGCAACGTGGCCGATACTAACTGAATACCCGCCGTCCCCCTGCGTGGTTTTCCCCTCCTAGTGAGGGGATTTTTTTTTACTTCATTGACCTAATGGCTGCGGCGTATTCGCTACCACCGCCGCACTCGTTACAATGCCCACGTTCCTCGCACACCTTTGCTGCCCTCTCCTTGATTGATTCTTCAATCATTGTTGCAAAGCAGACAACCCATTGCTCACGAATTTTATCGTCTGTTCTAATTTTGCCATTCGACATATGCGCCACTTTAATGTCAGCCTCCCGCGCCAGCGCGATGATTTCGTCTTGTGTCATTTGCCCTGCTCCCGTATCTTCTGATCGTAAGCCTCACCGCTACCCCGATGTTGGCAACCTTCGCACCAGGGGTCTCGTAAACTCATGTCAAACCGACATTCACGGCTCATTACGAAATTAACAATTTGCTTTTTGTTGCCCCAATCAGAGGCTACATAGCTATAAGCAAAAGGTTTCCGGTTATGACAGCCGTACCTTTTACTATCATCGTGTTTAACGCTTTCGTGTACTTCGTGGTCAAGCACCGGCATGGGGTTTACCTTTAGTGTCGTACTGTTCAACCAGGTTATATCTCTGTTTATACAGTTCCGCGAACTTGGTTAATTCTCGTATGGAAAAGATATACAGGGGATTGTCGTTCATGCCTACGGGGATATAGGCACAGCCGGAATCTAGCGCAACTTTAGACAAGTAAACATCGTTTTGCATCATTTCACCTTGTAAACGTAGATTTGAGTTTTATTCCTACGAATTTTGATACGAGTCAACAAGCCTTCTTTGAACATCGTAGCAAGAATCACACTACAGTAGTTACGGGTTAGCTTTGTTTTCTTCTCTACTTGCACAGCAGACATATACTCGGTTTGACCTTCTAACAGCTTATAAACCTGTTTAGCCGCTGGTGAAAATGTCTCTTGAACGGGTCTGCGAGAGTCATAGACGCGTTTTGGAGGTGGGGCATAAGGCTCGCCATTAGAGAAGCCAATTCGATGCGTATAAACATTGTTTGCTACTGGAGGAACGAAGGTTCCGTAAAACATTTCAGTTAGTGTCATTTTCTTCAAAGTAAGGGTGGGCTGGCTATACAAATTTCCGAATCATCAAATAAATAGTGATTAAAAAATACCAGCCCATTGAGAGGGTGGGTATCCTGCATTTTCCCGATGCAGCGTTCTCCGTGTTTAAGCTAACAGGGATCGGCTTCGGATACCCGTAAAAGGGTGGGGCGGTTGTTGATTCACCTTAAAACAGCAACTAGCCTTTCAGTTAGTTGGTTAAGTGACAGCCCCGTAAAACTTAAAACGGAAAATCGGAAGAAGATGCAGGTTCTACCGCTTCGCCGCGCTTATCTAATACCAGTAACTTGAGAACTTCTACGTCTGTTCGGTACTGTTTCACACCGTCTTTTTCCCATGAACGGGTTTTGATACGACCTTCTACAAATACCTTTGACCCCTTTTTAACGTAGTCAGACGCAATCTTTGCCAGTTGGCGATAACAAACGCAGTTGTGCCATTCTGTAGCCTCGCGCTTTTGACCATCTTTATCCGTCCATTGATCGGAAGTGGCTAGTGAGAAGTTAGCAACCTGGTCGCCGTTATCAAATGTTTTAACCTGTGGCTCTTGGCCTACGTTACCCAGCAGGAAAATTTTATTTACTGAACTCATTTTTTACCCTTAATTAGTTGATAAGCTGCATAACGACTACCATTTTTAGCGATACGTCTGTGAGTGATGATGTTTAGCCCACGATGACGAAGAATCTCAATATGAACTGCCAGACGGATAGTGCCGCACCCGTTGAAAGCGTCAATTTGGGTCAGAATCTTACCCTTTTTTAGCTGTGTTTGAACCCAATCAATTTGACTCATTTTCTTCTCCTAGATTGATTTGAACTTCTGTACTTTTGCTTCTACTTCGTCAAGAAACTTCTTTACAGCTTCTTCCATCTCTGCAATGTACTCATCATCCCTTTCGTATCTGACAATGAATAAGTGCTTTGATTCATCTTCTAGCCTGTCGTCATAGGAAACGAAATCCACCCATTTACGCCCAGTACAAGCTAATTGCCAGGCCATTTGAGGTATGTATTTGGCAGGAGGCTTACCGGCTAAAATATATTCAACGTGAGTAAGAGAGTTTGGACACTTTATCTCGACAAGGCCATCATCATTAACCAAACCGTCAGGACTAGCACCAGAATTACTAATAAAAGGATGATTAACAAATCCAACTTCAACGACACAATTATTGCTTGTAAAACAATACAGATCACGGCCAATAGGCTCAAGATCAATTCCTCGCTGGATAGCTTCATTGGTATATCCCTCTGCCATAGTCTTTGTAAGACGCTCTGTTACCAGTTGATCCAAGTATTTAGCCCTAGTTAAAGACTCTGCACCACCACGACCTTTAGCCATAACATCTGCTATACGGCTAGCGGTAACTTTGCCTTTTCTGGCTAAAAACCAATCTTCTGTACGCTGTTCCATTACTTCATGCTCCTTATGGCTGCGGCGCAGGTATCACAAGCGGCATCCCAATAGCTGCTATCTCAATTTTCAGCCACGTTTACCTTTGACTCGCACACCTTCGCTGCCTTCTCTTTCGTTGCCTCTATTGCGGCTTCAACGGATGGCGGGGTGGTGTAGAGCGGCTTCCACTTTCCACCATGCGGACATATATCTAGCTGCGGGGCAACTCCTTTATAGGGAGATTCAAACATCCATGCCACCGGCTCACCTTGCTGCACAACTGGCGGGGTGTTCTTCTCTTTGAACTTGGCGATGACTGCACGGGCAAAATCATTCGGGTGCTTTTTGAACGCAGCGTTAAAGTCATCATCCGTCAAATCAACCCACTCACCTTGCACCATATTGAGGTGCTGCTCACTATGGTCTTGCGGCTGCGCCCATGTCTCTGGATGAAAACTGGATTCGCATACAGAATCGACAAAGTACGCAACACATTCTTCGCACTCACAGCAACGGTGCGGAGGGTGTGGCTGACCATCACCCCAGAACTCACGGTCGTAGTCGGATACTTGCGGCTGCGCCAATGCATCACGCAGAGCGGTGATGACTTCGTCGCATTTAGCGTGCTCGTCTTGTCCGGGGCCGTAATCCCATAGGCCGCCTTCCAAAGCCTCCAACGCCATCTGCATGACTGCTCGTTGTTGGTCGTTCATTTCACGTTACCTCTCTGCATGATTCGGATTGCCGCAAACTTGGCTCCGGTTGCGGTATTAAAGTAGGTGTCTTGGTCTCTGACTTTCTTTGCTTTTTCTGCCGCTTCAATGGATAACTTATGCTGCTCCATGCAATCAGAAATGCAGGTATTACGCTCTGCCTCTGCTACTAGGGCGGCAAAGCGTTCAAGCTGTCCGTTGCTTACTTCAATGCGGACATCCTTGATTCCAGCCCCCCGCGCCATGCGGATAATTTCGTCTTGTGTCATAGCGATGTGCCTTTTTTCTTCGGTGTAACGTCACCCGCTACAAAATCATTCATTTCGTACACCCTGCGACCACCGCCTTTTTCCCAAACCACATGAACTTTGCCATCCATTAACCGCCAGCATCCATCTAAATACAGTTGAGGGGTATATGTATAAGCGTAGTAAAGGTTCTTATACCCTTGGCACAAACGATCAGTTAGGACAACTTCCCCGCCACCGTTGTTAGGCATAACCCATGTATCTGCCAACGCAGAGCAGGAAACCAAAGCCAAACCAATGAGTAGTTTTTTCATTCTGGAAACTCCGTGCGTGACCATTCAAGTTTGTGATACTGATACGTCTGCGTTACGCCGCTATTTTTTCTAGCTTCGCTTTCAGTCATAAAGTTCGCTGAATACGTCCACTTTCCATTTGGCTTATAAGCCCACAGCCAACGCACCACAGGCTTCTTTTCTTCTGGCTTGATGCGGTATTTAAGATTTGGATTCCAGTCTGGGTAATCTTTTCTTACGCAATCGCCCCATGATCCATCTAACATTTGTATTTGAATCTCCGCACCATCCGCCCATGCATGTATCAAGTCTGCGTGTTTGTGTTTCATTTCAGGCTCGCTTTCTTGGCATTAGTAGCATCGTTAATAGCTGCTTTGTCTTTAGGGCAAGCCGCTACTGCTTTCATGTAGATGCCTTTAAGTTCATCAAGATCATTGGCTGCTTCAATGGCTGCTAGGAAATCTACAAGCACACCATCCATTTCGCCAGTTGGTAAATCTTCACCAGCGTAGATATATAGACCTATACCAAACGTAGCGATACATTTAGCCAAGCAACGCATGGAAGCGTCTGAAATTTTACGAGCGTCTGGATTAACAATGGCGTTGTTGCGAATATTCATCACCGGCAACTGCATCTTCATCGTTTTACCAAAGGCTGTGACGTTACAGAACACCATGACAGTTTCGCCGTAATACTTTGGCTCTGGAAACTCCCATGTAGCACTTGAATCGTGCTGTAACAGGGTATCAACAGCCCATGCCCATGATAGGTAGGTTAGTTGACCCTTTTTCTCGGTGTGTTCGTTTACGTTAATCTTGCGTAGTTCGTTATACGTTGTCATTTTCTATCTCCCAAAGTTGTCTCATAATTTCATATTCAAACTGGTCTTGACTCATTGCCAGGTATCCCAAATTTGATCCGCAACTATATCAAGCTCTCGCGGTGAAAGTCTAGACATAATGCTGATTTCGTGACCATCAATGAACCACAGCACGTCTTTGATGATTGACCCACCATCTTCGGGTGGATTGAACGGGTCGTTGCTAGGATTAGCTTCCATCCAATCGTAAACAACATCAACGTACTGCTCACCTAAACAACCGAAATCTAGTGCAATTTCTGTAACGTGATTTTTGTATGTTTTAGCCATGATTACACCGGACGGGGAATGTCAAGACGGGTTTTGGTGTGTGATGGGTGGAGAATGTACTTATCGCCCATATCAGCTTTGATTTTTGCAATACGCTGCTCATTACGTTGGCGCATACCATCAAGATCAAACGAAACAGTAGATTCTGGCTGCTTAACAAGCTTACGAATCAGATCAAACATAGTCATCTCACACCCCCAAACCAAACATCACACCGATGACAATTCCGCATACAACTGCAATGGTGTAGTTCTCAAAAGTCTGCTTGCGGATGCTGTGCTTTGCTGCTTGTGTTAGTGCGTTCATTTTCTATCTCCAAGTTAGTTGAGGTGTCTCAACAGTTCCTATTATACAGATTTTTGCCACTGTGTCAAAAAATTTGCGCTGATTGTAGTTTTTGTGTATATTTGTATCACGTTTACAACAGGAGGAATTATGGACGTTATCAAGGAAGCCGCATATGAACTGCGTATGCCGCTATCACAGCTTTGCCATAAGCTAGGCGTAAATGCCCGTTTGATGGCCTATTACCGCAAGACAGAGATACCGCCAAAGATTTGCGTACAGGTGGAAAAGCTGACTCAAGGAAAGGTTAATCGCCAAATGATGCGTCCAACTGACTGGGCAGAGATTTGGCCAGAATTGGGGGAGTGAGATGGCAAACCCGTGGTTTCGGATGTATTCAGAGTTTGCTTTTGACCACAAATTGCAGATGATGACCGAAGCGCACCAAAGACGTTTTGTGATGCTGTTATGCTTACGTTGCGGTAACGGAGATGTAACGTTACATGATACGCAGATAGCGTTTCAACTACGCATTTCAGAACAGGAATGGCAAGACACAAAACAGCTATTTGTGCAGAATGGGATCATTGATAAAGACAACAAAGTAATGAATTGGGATAAGCGTCAATTCTTGTCAGATTCAAGCAGGGAGCGGGTTGCAAGGTTTAGAGAGCGGCATCGTAACGCAACAAGTAACAATAGTAACGTTACAGTAACGGCTCAAGATACAGATACAGATACAGATACAGAACAGAATATAAAGAGTAAGCGCAGCAAAGCTGCTACGCCTCCACAAGACGTTGATCCTAATGTTTGGGAAGATTGGAAACAGCTACGCAAGAGCAAGCGAGCAACTGTTAGCGACACGGTAGTTGAACAAGCAAGAAAAGAAGCAACGAAAGCAGGGATGAGCCTAAACTCATTTTTGAAAGAATGGTGTTTACGAGGATCGCAAGGCTTGAAGGCTGAATGGCTTACAAACAACCAGAACGATAAGCGTACTGAACATCAAAGAAGGCAAGACGCACAAACCCAGGCAATCTTTGGGCATATCTACAACACGCAGCAACCAACCAACTTTATAGAAGGAGAGGTATATGAAGAACCACCCATTACCCGCCGTCTGGGTCGATAGATTGTTTGCCAGATTGCAAGGCGTGTACGGCAGAGACTTTACGGCGCAGTTTAGCAATGTAGATTCAACTGGATTTGATGTAGGTATGGCTAACGCCAAACAAATCTGGTCTGAAGAACTTGGAGGATTTTCAGAATACCCAGAGGCCATTGCTTATGCCCTAGAAAACTTACCAGAGCGTATGCCTAATGCCATAGTGTTCCGTGAGATATGCAGGAAAGCCCCTAGGAAGGGCTACAACGCATTGGAATACAAGTTGACAGACGAGGATAAGGAAAACGCAAAAGAACAGCTTAAGCGCTTAAAGGAGATGCTCAATGGCAACATTAGTTCCCAATGACTTTGTATCTTGGGCAAGAAAGCCTAGAAGTCAAAAAGCCCTAGACTTTGTAATAGAGTTGGCAAACGACAAAGAAGCAGAGTTTGTTGATATTCTCAATCAACTGAAAAAAGACGGACGAACCGATGGCTTTAAGCTATTACAAAGGTGGGATTACGCAAACCAATCATGGGTGAAAGCATAAATGACAATCTGGGCGAAACGTATTCAGAAGCGTATCGACATACCTGCGAAGTTGCTAGCGTGGTTAGGATGTATCGTGAAAAAGGCGGGGATTATGTTAAAAAGTATCTTTTGCAAGTCGAAAAGCACAGAGGAAGTGAAGCAGCCGCTAGACTTCGAGAAGAAGCATTGGCACAAGTACGATTGGCAGAAGTGGGTAGAAAATCATAAGGACGATTGGAATTAAAAAATGAACGAAGAAATTGATATTTTTAAGTGTCTTGACTACATACGGGACAACGCAAAGAAATACGCACAGGCTAAAGCTAACCGTGTGTACCTTGAGGAATATCGTAAAAGCCTAAAAGCCACCCTAATGGCTACACAAATCGGTGATCCTGTAAACGCACAGGAAAGATACGCCTATGCTCACCCTGACTACACATTACTGCTAGAGGGGATTAAAGAAGCTATTGAGGCAGAGGAAAACCTACGCTGGAAGCTAATTGCTGCCCAAGCAAAGATTGAAGTTTGGCGCAGTCTTTCGGCTAATCAACGTGCAGAGGCTAAAACGATATGAATTATTTATCTGTTTGCTCTGGCATTGAAGCTGCGACAGTTGCTTGGCATGACTTGGGGTGGAATCCAGTTGGATTTGGTGAAATTGAGCCATTTCCCGCTGCCATACTAAAGCATCATTATCCAGAAGTAACCAATTTTGGTGATATGACCAAATTTAAGGAGTGGGAACTTGGTACAGATAGATTGGATTTGCTCGTTGGAGGAACCCCTTGCCAATCATTTAGCGTTGCTGGATTACGAAAAGGCTTGGATGACCCGCGTGGCAACCTCGCGCTGGTCTATTGCTCAATGCTTGATTACTTTCGACCAAAGTGGTTCGTCTGGGAAAACGTCCCCGGCGTACTGTCATCCAGCGGAGGACGGGACTTTGGTTCCTTCCTCGGGGCGGTGGCAGAACTCGGGTATGGGTTCAGCTACCGAGTGCTTGACGCTCAATACTTCGGAGTGGCCCAAAGACGCAGACGTGTGTTCGTTGTCGGACATCTTGGAAACTGGGAACCTACCGCAGCGGTTCTTTTTGAGCAGCAAAGCCTGTGCAGGGATATTGCGCCGAGCAGAGAAAAGGGGAAAGAAACTGCCAAGTGCCTTACAAGAGGCGTTGGTCAACGCTACGACCCAGAAACAGAATCTTTAATTCCTAGTTACGGAATACCTGGCAACTGGATAGGTCGCGCACCAGAAAACGGAGGAAATGCTGTTGAGCCTATGCACGATGTATCGCCATGTTTAACAAAGACTGACAGGCATGGAGTAGCGCAACCAATAGGATTTGATGCTTATAACAACGATGTAACCGGTGACGTATCAAAGACAATAGACACAGGCCAAGACTATCACCACGTTCCTAATCTATGGCAAGGTATGGCTGTTCGCCGCCTAACCCCTACAGAATGTGAGCGATTGCAAGGTTTTCCAGACAATTACACCAACATCCCATGGCGAAATAAAGACGAATCGCCTGATGGGCCTCGATACAAGGCTTTAGGTAATTCAATGGCTGTGCCAGTAATGAAATGGATTGGGCAAAGGATTCAGCAAGTAAATGAAATTATTAAAAAGTAAAAAATGCAAACAATGCGGAAAAGAGTTTGTACCGCTACGTTCAACGGCTATTGCGTGTTCTTATCCTTGTGCCAAAGCCTTCGTGGATGCCAAAAACCAGAAGCTAAAGGAAAAGACAGCCAAACTAGCCCAGAAAGTAGAGAGACAGATAACCAAACAACGAAAAGAAGCACTAAAGACACGAAATGATTGGATCAAAGAAGCACAAGTATCTTTTAACGCTTATATCAGGGAGCGGGATAAAGACAAACCTTGTATCTGTTGCGGAAAGCCACTCACCCTTGACACTGTTGGGGGAGGCTTTGATGCTGGCCATTACAGATCAACAGGATCATCACCCCACCTTCGATTCCATGAAGATAACTGTCACGGGCAAAGGAAGTATTGCAATAACTGGCGATCAGGAAACGCTGTTGATTACCGACTTGGACTCATTAACCGAATCGGACTAGACAGAGTAGAGAAACTGGAAGCTGACAACGAACCCCGTAAATATACTATTGACGAACTCAAGCAAATCAAGCAAAAATATAAAGATAAACTTAAGGAATTGAAGAATGGCCACAAAGAATGATATAACTGGTGATGCTTTAGTTTCCCGCAACGCAACAAAAGCATACCTAGACAACTACGATTTAATTTTCCGCAAAGAGAAACCTCAAAAGGAAAAGCAAGATGGAAACAGAGAAGAAAACACGCGGGGTCAAGACGACCTACACAAAAGAGATAGCTGACGATATTTGCGAACAAATATCAGTTGGCGTGCCTTTGCGAGAGATTTGCAGACAAGAAGGCTACCCTAAATGGCGAACAGTTTACGATTGGCTTTCTAAAGACGAAGAATTTGCCGCACGCTTCGCGCACGCGAGAGAAGTAGGCCACGAAGCATTGGCGCAAGAATGTTTGGATATTGCTGATAATGCAGAAAACGATTGGATGCTGCGAGAAAGCAAGGATGGGTCTGAAAGCTGGCAGCTAAATGGAGAGCACGTTCAACGCTCTAAACTGCGTATTGAAACTCGTTTGAAGTTATTGGCTAAATGGAATCCAAAAAAATACGGCGATAAAGTTACTCACGCTGGCGATTCTGAAAACCCAATTATTACCAAGACTTATACATGGGCAGAATAATAGAAGAACGGCACGTTATTCCTTACAAGCCGCGAGAAGTATTCAAGCCGTTTCATTACCGCAAAGAACGATGGGCTGTTGCTGTTGCTCACCGCCGATGCGGCAAAACCGTTGCTTGTATTAATGACATTATTCGCAGGGCGCTGGTAGAGAATAAAGAAGCTGGGCAATACGCTTATATCTGCCCGTACCTTTCTCAAGCTAAATCGGTTGCGTGGCTATATCTGCTGAAATATACTGAACCCTGTCGTAATCGTTATAACGCTTCTGAACTTTGGGTGGAGTTACACAATGGCAGTCGTATTCGTTTATTTGGTGCTGATAACGCTGACGCTTTACGGGGTATGTACCTCGATGGGATTGTTTTAGACGAATACGCCGACATGAAACCCCGTGTATGGGGCGAGGTTATTCGTCCGTTATTAGCTGACCGCCAGGGTTGGGCTACGTTTATTGGAACTCCTAAAGGAAAGAACGCCTTTTGGGATGTGTATAACTTTGCTGGCCAAGACCCAAACTGGCACGTTACTACGCTAAAAGCCAGCCAAACACACCTACTGCCCGAATCAGAATTAAAAGACGCTCGTTCTATGATGAGCGAAGATCAATACTTGCAAGAGTTTGAATGTAGCTTTGAAGCCGCTATCTTGGGTGCATACTACGGCAAGGAAATGCGGGAAGCAGAGGAACAGGGTCGAATCACCAAAGTTCCGTATGATCGTGAGCATAAGGTTTATACGGCATGGGATTTGGGCTACACGGATGACACCAGCATTGTGTTCTTCCAGATTTTGCGTGGTGAAGTGCGCGTTATTGACCACTATGCTGGTTCTGGCCTCGCTATGGATGATTACCTATCAATCGTGATTGGAAAGGGATATAACTATGGCAAACACTATTTACCCCATGACGCAAAAGCTAAAACGCTGGCCTCCGGTGGTAAATCCATTCAAGAGATGGCACAAAAGCAACTCGGTATCGG